ATATCTCCCGTAGCCATTGATACAGTATATGTACCCAGACCAGCACCTGTATAATTAACAGTATCATCAGTTGTTATTTGTCCATATTCCAAAAGATCAACATCTGTTCCATTATGGATAATATTAAGTTCATCATATTCCATTCTTCCATCATCTGCATTAATTTGAACAAGAACCTTAGAACTTCTATATGTGGATGCGATTCCAACTATAGTTGTAGCTGTTCCTGTGGGTACAGCAGTTTGAGTGGAATTAATGTTAACAAAATTACCCAGAGTTGTTGATCCAATACCTGTAGTATTAGCAAAACCAATTATATCAAAACTAACAGCACTTACGTTGTAATTATTAACACTATATTTGGTAGGATAGAAAAGAAGTTGTCCACTATTACCACTTACGGCAAAATCAAAACTTCCAAGATCAGTTACACTTTCTACTCTACCATATTGGTTCATATATCCTTCACCATCATTATGTAATAATGAAACAAGCATGGTTTGCCTTTCACCAGTAAAGGTTTTATCTTTTACTAAAGTAAAGAATTTTTTACTTCTTTGCTTAATAGGGAAATCATCAACAACCGAAAATCTAGTTGTTCTAGGATCACTATTAAATGATGTACTAAAATCATCAATCGTTAAAACTCTATTACCAACAGATTCGTAGTAATCAGTTAAAACTCTAGAATTAAAATAGATTTGATCTGATAATGTTTTATCATCACTGATACTTAGAGAATTTTCTGTAACCAAATCAAAACTTGGATAACAATTTACATCAACTACTCCAATAGCATCAATAAAGGCAACTAAATCACTATCTTTAGTTGATATATCCTTAGACTCCGTACTCTCTACTACTAAATCACTAAATTTTAAGAACCCACTAGGATGATTTAAATTAGTTACTGCATTATCCCATTTATCTAAGGAAACTTTAGATTTTAATGAATATGAGAAGTTTTGATAGTAGAAATTATCAGGCAATCTCTGAAGGGTATCATTAAGGAATCCTGTTTCCCTCATCCATCCCTTTTTAACTACAGACCCTGCACCGATATTAATTGCGGATTCAAAATTAATTTTAGAATCTATAGTTCCTTCAGTTCTAGAAGTTGTACCTTCAATAAGATCACCAACATCAAACTCATCTGATGAAGATATTTTTAGAGTTTCATTCTTCTTATTCCAACTTTCAACTTTTCCAACTTTATTTCCTGATGTAACTTGCTCCCCGTGAATAAAGTTATTCTTTTGTAGTTTAATATCAAACTGGGGGAAATATTTTTCAGGAATAATTGATCCAGCTGAATTTAATACATCTTGATTACCAGGATATGCATTCTCTGGTAGAAGTCCTGCTAAACTATAAGTAACAAATCCTACACTTCCTCCAAGAGGAATATTTACTGCAGTTAATGTAAAGAGTGAATAATCATATTGAGAAGAATTATATCCATTTCCTGTAGTACCTACACCAACACTTATATTTTCAATTAGAACTTTATCTCCTACACTGAAGGGAGATGAATCACTGAATGCCGTATCTAAACCAACTGTAACATCTTGAGTAGTGGAATCATATGTGATAGTATTAATACCAATTCCATTCACATTACCTGTAGGTATGAGTGTAGGAGTGGTATTATACATTCCCTTGGTATTCTTTAAAATAGTGACTTGCTGATCACCAATCTGATATTCTAAATCAACCTCTTTTACCTGCTTACCAGTGAATCCATCAAGAACTATTAAATTGGGTGCTATTGTATAATTTTTACCAGCAGAACTAATTCCAATTTCTTTAAACGATGTTAATGATTCAATTTGCAATATTTCAGGAAGATTGGCAACAGGTCTTACAGTATTATCTGCTGAATAATTAAATCCAATATTTTCAATTTCCGTGGAAACTATTTGACCAATAGTTGTGCTTGATGGTTCTAAAATAGAATCAGTTCCCACTCCAGTAATAATAGAAGAGACTCCAACTATTTCACTATATCCACTTCCTTTATATTTTACTTCTACATCTGCAATTGCACCGTATGCAGTACTCGAATCTGTAGAGTATTCTAATAAAGATTCAGATTCACTATATGAAGGTCTTTCAGGACGAGTTAATAAGTTATAAGTAAATGTTGTAGTAGTTCCAATACCCGCAACTGCAAAGATTCCTGAATAAAGACTATCATTAATTCCAATTTGGTTATATCCTTCTATCTCCTTATCAATAACAATTCCTTTTTTACTTTCTGTAATTAAGGATTCATTAATAGGGGTAAATTTATAGTATAATACTTGAGGTATATCCTTACTGACACTTAGAGTTAATCCTGCATTAGTAGTAATACCCACTTCTCCAGTCTTAGATACTTCAAAAGTATTACTGGAAGATGATGAATAGAACTTATTATTAAATTTACTGTCACTATAAAGATTTAAATCAAAAGCAGAATAAGAAGATACTCCTACAAAACTAGCCAATGAAGGATCTGAAAGATCAAATCTTACAGTATTATTCTTAGTAAGATTAGTTAAAGGATTGATAGGAGATAATGTTCCTGCAGATGCAGAAGTTATATTTACAAATTCAGGTTCAAACTGTTCAGATTCATATCTACTCAAACATAATTTAACTTTACTAGTAGAAAATTTAAAGATATAATACATCTTCTCATCTTCTAATCCTCCTGAAGCAGTTGTTGCTGTATGAATTACCTTATCACCAGTGTTTAATCCATGATTAGTAATTTCAATAGTATTAGCACTGATATCAACATTACCTGCTACAAATGATTTTGGATCAAATACTATTCTTCTATTAAAGTCATTATACTTAACGGTAACAGTTGTTCCTATTCCTGGTTGAACATCGATTGTTACATTGTCATTAAACTTCAATCCATGAGTAGAGGCAGTGGCTACAGTAACTGTATTTTTATGACCTTCCGCATTAACTACATTATTCTTTACTGTTTTAAAACTATGGTAAACTCCTGTACCAATTCCCGTTAATCTTAGCAATCCTCTATTAACACTAGTGCTTGCAACACCTACAAATGTACCAGTGCTTCCAATACCCACTTGGAATGTTTGAATTCCAACTAGATCATTAGAGATTTTTCCAATATACAAAGGAGCATTAGTTGGAAGACTGTATAAGGTAACTCCATCAGTAGAGACTCCTATGGCATCACCAGTATTGGTTTTATAGTTAACAATATCACCAGTTTTTAGATCATGATTAGGAAGATAAATTGATTCGGTTTGAATATAAACTTGAGTTATTCCTGCACCAGGATTGGAGAAGAAAATAGTTGTTCCAATACCCACACCAGTAAGAGATCCAATACCTAATGCTTCCTTTGGTTCAAAATAAATCTCTTTATTTAATTCAAATGTTACGTCATTTTCAGGCGATGCTTTAAAGGTAAATTTTCTAGAATCTTCAGTTATTACAGATCCAGCAGTATGAGCACTTCCCATTGTGCTTTCTTGAGCTCTCAAAACTCTTAATCTAGAATTTGCTCTATCAACTTGAAGAACTTTTATTGTTTCTGTTCCAATTCCTAAAATATCATTCTCTCTAATAGATAAAAGATCATTTGAAAGGGATCCTGATATTCCAAAATAAGTTACTATTCCAGTTGCTCCAATCGTGGTTGCAGCTCCTGCTAATAAAACACTTTCAGTCTTTACTCCAATATTAAAACTTCCTTCCAAATGATCAGTAGAAGTATTAAATCCAGATAAAGAAACCAGATTTAAATTAGTAAAGTTATGAGGAGAAGTTGAAAAAGCAATATATTGTCCATTTGTATCATATGGAGAAATCTCTAAATCAGATACCGTGCTACTTGCAACACTAATATTAGTAACTACCTTTCCCCCAACCTTAGAAACGGTTCCTTTAGCTCTTTGAGAACTATCCCCAATTTGTCCAAAATGAATAGTATCATCAACTTTATAATTATTTCCTCCTGTTAAAATACCTACTTTTTCAATAGATCCAGTAGAAACTAGATTTATATCAATTAATTGCTCTCTTTCTTTATTAGGTTGATAGAGGAAATCATAGTATGCATATTCCTTAGTTAAAGAATATGGAGTAGTATTTCTAAAATAGGATGTCTTATTTAAATCATATGATTTTTGATCAATAGTTACGTCATAATTAAAAACATTAGGTTTTGACTTAAAAGTATTTCCAATTAAATAAGGGAACTGAGGTTTTCTATACTTATTAAAAGCTCCTGAATTGTCAATAGTAGTAGGATTAATAGTGGAAAAATATGCATAAACTCCATTTGGATAATCGGGAGTTACACAAAAACGACCATTATGCTCATCTAAATCTCCTGAATTATCAAATACAAAATCTTCAGTAAAAAATCCTTGTGCGAAGATTGACAATGCAGGACGATTAGAAGCAGTTACAGGACTATAACCTGATTCCATTGCTTTTATAGAACCACCTGTTCTTTTACTATATCCATAAGGTCCATAAATTGGATTACCATCGTAGGCCCATCCAATTATAGGAGAATGATAAGTTGCAGGAACTTCTTCACCATTAACTTTTTGTAAGTCAGGAAGTCCATATTTTATATTATTATCTTGATCCCTAACATACACAGATTCCCTTAATTTACGAGGAGAATAGACATGAGTATATTCAATACCCAATTCAGCATTTTCCGATGCTTCTAAAATTCCATCATCTTCAGAAATAATATCTACATATTTTTGGAATAAATTAACAGTCCAAGTCTGAATTTGTGCTCTCAATTGCCCATTAGATGCATCAGTGGTTACAGCAACTCCCACACTACCCGTATAACCAATTCCAGGATTATCAATTCTTACACTAGTGATTTTACCATCATTAATAATGGGAACTAATTTTCCATACAAACCTTGATTAGCAGTAACTACTAACTTAGGAGGTGCATTGTATCCTTCACCCTGATTATCGACTTGAACTTCGACTATTTTACCGTTATTGATAATTGGAGTGATTTCTGCACCAGATCCATTTTTAAGAGTCAATAAAGGTTGACGATCATAATTTATAATATCAGAAGAACCATAAGATGATCCTTCATTTGTTACTTGTACCGAATCTAAGGATCCTTTAAACAAAGGTTGAAGTTTTGCTTGAAAATCTTGTCCTGTAGCAGTAAGAACTCCTATTTCACCATTTAGGGTTACGGTAATTGGTTCATAGTTAAAAGTATGAGTTCCAGTACCTAAACCAGTCACAGTAAGATCAATATATTGCTCTGTTTCGTAATATAGGAACTTAGTTGTAGTTCCAACTCCCACACTTGATAATTTAAAGTTATTTGCATCAACTTCAGTAACCACATAATTTGTATTGGAGTTAATTCCAGTAATTTGATCAACATTATAGGAATATTGAATAATTTCACCAGATGTGTATCCATGATCATTAATAGTGATTTGATTAAGAGATGTATTAATACCAGTTCCTGAAACTATGGTTCTTTTTTTATTTTGATATCCAGAACCAGAATTATCCACCATAATATTGGATACAATTCGTTTTTTATCAAAAGATTGAAGGGCCTGAACACCAACTCCAAAATCAGATAAAATTACAGTATTTAAACCTACATTTACTGCTTCAGTTTCGGACTTATAGAGTTTTACAGTAGATATACCTACGGTATGAACATAGTAAATTGCATCTGTTGAAATTCCATTAACTGCAGTTTGTCCAAATGTCTTATAAATGACTTTTTCACCATTTCTAAACTTGTGATAAGTAGAAAAACCAATAGTACTATCAGTTATATCCACACGAGCAGAATCTGCAGTAGCATTAAAGGAAACTGAGTGCTCAACCATTTTAGTATTAACCCTAGCCGTCGCTCCTTCACCGTTACCACCACTTATGGTAAGGGTTGGATTTGAAACATAGTCAAAACCTGAATCCTCAATATTAATTCCTATTAAACCTCCCTCGACTGCACATATACCCGTTGCACCTGAACCCACATTATCAGAAATATGTAAAATAGGAGGATTTATAACATCATATCCCATTCCTGCCGCCGTAATATCAATATTTTTTATATTACCATAATAAACTGATTCATTTGCCTTATAGTTGAGGATTTCAACTCCATTAACAAGAATACCTGTTCTATCTCCTGGTCCTGTAACAAAATCTCCGTCTTCATTAACTGGATTTTTTATTTCTTTTAATAAAAGTTGATGATCAACATCTTTATCCCGAAAATTAAGATATTCTAAAGTATTAGAAGTTACAATCCCTGATACGGAAACAAAAGAATTGTTAGAAATATTAGCAGGGCTTGTAGCAAGTTGAAATTTGTTTTTATTGACTCTTTTTATAAAGAAAACACCTGGATCCATTTCTGGAAACTTACTAATCACCTTAGTGGTATTTCCAAGAAAATCTTTTGTCTCAATATCATAAGAACTATAATAAACTGCATCTCCAGTATAATAACCATGATCATTTACAGTTAAAATCTCAAATGTATCCCCACTATACTCTCCATTTAATGTAATCTTTCTATCATAAAAATCAAGAGGAGAATCATGATAATTTGGGATAGATGAAGATGCTACTAAAAGATCTTGATTGAATTTTACATAGGTGTTTTGAACATTTGCAAAATAATTATCAATATAAGAATAGTCAGTTAATGATGGTTTTACTGTTGCTCTTAAAATCTTTCTTTCTACTGTATATTTTCCAGATGCAATATTTCCCTGCCCTTTAATAGAAAAACTATAATCACTGATAACTTCACTTACTTTAGAATCTTTAGTATTTGCTAAAGAGTCAATAACTGTAACTTGATCACCTAATCTAAAGTTATTTTGAGCATACGTAACTAAAGTATATGTAAAATCAGAAGCATCAACTAGAGTTATAGATTCTACATCATATTTTGTAGATACGTTATAAAACCAATTCTCAGTTTTAGGACTCGCAGTAGTTATTCCCAGAGATTTAATAGAAACTGTATCATTATTATCAAAGTCATAGGTATCGAAAGGAATTTCTAAGTTTTCGAGAACCCCAGTAACCCTCATAGAAACCCTAGTAGTGGTTCCTAATCCCACATATCCATAAACATCAGTATCTAATCTAATATTCTCTTTTGAATTAATAGAAGTATTAATCCCAATTGTGGTAGTATTAGCTAAACCAACTCCAAAGAACTGGTTTACTGATTTAGATCTATAAGTTAATATTCCAGTAGCACCTGTTCCATAAATCGCATACAATTCTCCTGCTTGAGGAAACCCTAAAGTAGAATCAACATCTATTACACTAGATCCGATTGCTACTTCTGTTATTACCTTTGTATTAGGATGAACTATAAATTCTCCATACACACTTCCTTTCAAGGGAACATCTCTAGCATAACCATAATCAAGATTTAATTTATAAAAATCAGAACTACCAATAGATATTTTTTCTACTCCACTAATAGGAGCATAAGCTTCTTCTATACAATAATCTGTGTCAAAATGATTTGAATCTTGATAAAGAGTATTATTTAATAACTCAAGTGGATCTCCCTCTATGGATTCCACTACTAAATCTTTAGTTACTCTATATTCTGCATCTGAAGGTCTAAAAAGAAATTCTCTTGGTTTTATTACATCGACTTTTTCTCCATATAAAGCACCAAAAAGAATTTTATAAGATTCATCTGTACCTTTAGTTTCATAAAAATCTTTAGATCTAGAAATAAACAATCTTTGATTAAGATCTGCATCTAAAGTTCTATCTTCAAAACCTGGTGAGATTTGATTTTTGAGTTTTAATAGAAATTCATTAAAAAGTAAAGCACTTAAATTTTTAACTTTACTTCCTTTTTGATGAGGATTAACATCTGATTCTGAAAATGTTAATTGATCCTGTTTACCATATGAAGTAACACCACTAAACCCTCTTACACATCCTGTAAATGTAGTATTAGTTTTTTCTTTATATAATATTATTTCATTATCAATTTGTATTAAACCATCTCTCTCTGGAAACTCATATGTTCCAAAAATACTTTTATTAAGATCAAAGGTAACGGTAATGGTGGTATCTTGATATCCAACCGCACTTCCTAATTCTGTTTCCTGAGCATTATTAGTTAAGGACTCTAATTTTAAATATTCATCTATATTCTGAATTACGTCAGCAGAAGCTCCAGGATGTTCTTGAGAAGTATAATACTCCTTAAGAAATTCCCCCAATAAAGGAAAATCCTCTTGTACAAAAGATGGGAGTTGATTCTCAACTATATTTTGAATCTGTACTCTTTGTAGATCTGTTGATATCATCTTAAGATATTAATATTAGTTGATAGAATGAGGATTTAATCGCATGTTGTAGATCCTGGAATAACTTGTTTTCCACGAACCAAACTACCATTTGCGTAACTAGAAGCAGCTGAGTCCATCTCACTAGAATCAGGAATAGCATTGATAGTTGTATTATTAAGATCTATTTGAAGATAAAGATCATGAAGACCTAATACATCATTAGAACAAGGAGAACCAGAAATTTCAATAAGTGGGAATCCTTTATTAATCATTGTATTAGTTATATTCAGTGGTGAAAGTTTAATTTCTCCTCTCTCATAATCAATGGTTCCAATTGATTTCTTAATAATTTTTGCTTGATTAGAAGCTTCCAATTGTATTAACATAATCTGACCAGTTGAAATGGAACCATTATCAGGTTTATCGGTAAGATATACTGTACCAGCAATTCCATCTACATTAAATCCAGAGGACTTAATATTGTATCCATCACAACTCTTCACAAAGATACAATTTCCATAACAAATTTCGTATTCCGCAAAACTATTTAACGCTACTCTGAGATCCCTTCTTATAACAACTGTCGTAATATTAGAAGTTATGGCATCGCTACTATTATCAATGACACATAAGAGCTTACTATACTTAAATCTAGCACCAAATGTGTTCATTTCTGCCGATTTCGCATATTTTGTTAGATTCTCAGAGATGAGACTGATGAGTTCAGCTGCTGAACCAATTAAATTTGGATTATAATAGGCAGTTATGTCCAATTCAATATATAAAAACTTCAAATCAGTGATTTCTACCTCTATACCCGAAACCGAATACTTTTTAATCTCTCTTTTTAGGTTATTTTTGATCTGATCAGACAAATAAGGTCCACTTGTAGGTTTAATACTTACAAATACTTTTCCATATTGTGGAGGACTTAAAGTTTCACCTCCAAAAGCAGAAACTGAGTCAGTTTCAGTGTATAATGAAGGAATAATTGCTTCAAAATCTGCAGTTGTTACAGCTCTTTTGTGAGATGAGTAAATTCTAGGTGCATATTTCTTAATAGATTCTATTGATTCTACACTTCGACCTAAAGAAGTCGCTGTAAGTGTTGTAACGAGAGAAATTCCAGTGCTAATACTAGTACCCTCTCTTGAAGATGTTAATTTTCCACTAAAATTAAAGTTATTAATTCCATTTGCAAGTTCACCATTGGTTACAAGGTAAGAAACCTCTATAAAACTAGGTGCATCTAACTTTTTCCCGAAAATTCCGTCCCCAAATACTAATTCATATCGTTCACCGTCTACTTCTTGAACAAAATAGATGGGAGAATCACCATTTATATCAAATAAACTATCAGATTGTATATATTTTCTTGTAACAGAAGAAGATGCCGAAGGTTTGACAACAACTCTTAAAGTAGAAAGGTCAATTCCACTATTATCAAGTATAAATCTTTGATCAGGGTCAAATGAATTTACAGTAAATGTTTGTGTAAGGTAAATTCCCTCATAAATGGCAACATTATCAAAAGATGCTTCATCATCTGATACAGGAACTGTAATATCATCTAGAATCGCAAAGGTATAACTTTCATTTGCAAAACTATTAGAGGAAGCAACCAGTCCTTTGTTTAAAGTTATGCTTGAAGGTATATCTGTATAATCACTCGTATCGATAAAGAAAGAAATATTAGCTACTGATGCTCTTTTAGAATATGGAGTATAACCTATATTACGTGCTAATGATACAACATTCTCTCTTAATGTTGCACTATCGATAAAAACCTCATTCGATACCATGTTGGCATTGTATGAAGTGATATATGTATTGTATGCAAGGACATCAATTATAGTTGACAGGTTGGATCCTTCAAAATCATAATCCGTAAAATTAGAATTAGATCGAAGATAATCTTTAATTGATACTTTTATCTGGTCAAAATCCAGATTTGCGAAATTAACTAGGGGCATTATCGTGCTGGCTGTAATGCGAATGATAACTGTTGTGCTTTTGCTTCTATTCCAACTATTTCATAAGTAATAATAACATCAAATTCATAAGAATCTGGATTAGGAGAGACTCTGGTTCTTAATAATTTAACTCTAGGTTCATAATTTTTGATAGTATTTTCAATTTCACTCTTTATGGATGCTGCAGTTAAGTCATCCATGTTTTCAAAGAGTAACTCATTTACTCTTGAACCTAAGTTATTATTAAAAAATCGTTCTCCAGGTGCAGTAAGCACTAGATTACGAAGAGAACGAGCAATAGCAGTCTGATTTTTAATCGCAATAAGGTCATCATTTAAGGGATTAACCTTAAAAGACATACTAATGTCTTTAAATGACCTACTTATACGCTGTACAGGCACTACTACTGGGCAAATATATGTTTATTTAGCACCCTAATCTATCAGTTCATAGATCTCATTGTCTTCAATTTTCTCATAAAGGTCATTCGTTACCTTTTTGTCTCTTTTCTTAGGTACTATATCGTCATTTGCTATCTCTCGTAGCATTTTCTGATGTTGATCATTTGGTAAATTGTCTAAAAAGTCGTGCATTTTCGTAATCCTACTAAAAAAGGACTCCGTAGAGTCCCTTCTATTTATTTTCCTTGGCCTCGGTAGCGTTTCTGTGCTTT